ATAAACCATTGGTGTAAAGACTGTCTAGTGATATAAAATAAAACCCATATCGATTTTCAAAGAACACATAATTAGGAACATCGTTTTTATTTACTGCACCATCGGTAACAAAGTTAATACACTTAGATGGTGACCAAAAGTTTGATATAAATTTAATTTGTTTATCTGTTGGTTCAACAAAGATTTCTTTCTTAGTTTGTAAACCATTTACATTATCAGTAAGTAAGGATTTAATAATTTCTTCTGGTGTACCAGAATACACTTTACTAATCTTCTTGTTTAAGTCAATGACAGCTTCAGGTGAAATAAAATGTAACACATAAGCAACCATTTTATCACCAAGTAATACTCGATCAGTCATCTTATAGATGTAGAACGTACCACGTATGTTTTTCTTTTCTTCTAGAGTTGGGGTTACGATCTCAATCTCAACCATCTCTTCACCAACGAATGGGAAAAGGTTTACTAAGTCAAATGATTCTCTTACTGTTAATGAACCAGATATAAATGGTGAGAATATATCTTCATAAAGAGTAATGGCGATTACCTGAGCAGCAATATCCTGTCTTAATCCGCCACTAGTAAATATGTCGCATTTCTCAATACTAACATCACCAGCAAATCTTAATTCTTTATCTACTGATTGCATTAGATTTCATCTTTAAAGTTTTTAAGAATCGTTGACAGCAACTCTGCAGATATAATCTTAATTCTACGTTTAGATTCATTTACTTGTGCTTCATAATTTGCATTTGTAATTGGAACAGCAGAAGGGTAATTTGACGGAACGATCATCCCTACAGCGTTTTCATAGTGATGTATAGCGTTTATATTAGTGCCATACTTTTGCGTAACATATAAATCAAGTGCTGGTTGAGTTAGTGGCCAGTCACTAAGATAATCATAGCGTTCATTGACAAGCATAACAATCCAATGATACTGAGCATTACCGTAAATCTTTTCAGCAACTATCTCTGGTGTCTCACCTTCAACAACATCATAGTAGTCATATACTGTAATGTTTGCAAGAATATCTCTGCGGAATCTAATGTTTCTCGTGATATCAGTAAGGATTAGTGCTTTAGTTTGCGTCTCTAGAACAGTATATGGTGTTGAGATAGATACAGTTGGTGTTGATGTATAACCAGCACCACCAATAGTCATAACAATTTCTGTTATAGAACCATTGTTAACAATAGCAAATCCTTGAGCAGCTGACTGACTACCATTGAAGGTTTCATCTGGAGCAGAGAAAATTATATCTGCTGAAACATAACCTGAACCACCATCATCAATACGAACACCAGTAATTGCTCCGCCACCAATAAACGCAGTGGCTTTTGCTTGAGTGCCAGATCCTGATATTTTAGTAATATCAAAGTCGTAAAGCATCTTTGGGAAATTTTTAAAATACATTATAGACCATCCTTAACTTTATCTTTAGTCAATAGAGCCAATTCACGGAATGAAAGAGTGATATCAATTTGTGTTGGCGAACCATCAGGGAATGTACTAAACATACCATTTGGTGTGTAGTTGATTGACATATCCGTAAGAACGCAAGAAGTGTGGCGATGTAAGTTCAAATTTTCTTGGCCATCTTGATAGTAAAATATATCAAACTCAGATGGATAAATATAAACGAAATTATTATTATCTTTGAATTCAGGATGCATATGATATTTAAACTGCTGCATAATTTTACGCACGTTATCAGCTTCTTCTGGATTTCTAGGGAAAAACTTATAATCAAAACTAAATGTTCTGAAGTTAACACCCTTAAATACTTGTTCCTTTTTTGGATTTGGCGCCAAACCAGAAGCCACAGAATTTCCTGCTTGGTTTGGACCCTTTGATAAAGCAATGTTAGTAAGAATTGCTGCTCCAGTTCCACTTACGTCAGTGTTATTACCTTTACCACCAAGTGCTTTTGCTACTTCCCAACCTTGTTGAACTGCTGCGCCAGCCATGGCTAACATACCAGTATCTTCTTCACTCCAAGACATACTATAATTAACAGAAAGATTATTTGGAATATGTAGAGCAATAGCAGTTTTTAATCGTTTCTGTGAGCGAGAACCTTGTGATCCAACAATTGCTCCAGTAGCTGCGCCAACTACACCACCAACAACTGCGCCTTTTGCAGCACCTTTAGTGTCACCAGTAAGAAGTCCACCAGCAATAGCACCGTCAATTGAACCAGCTACAGCATTTGCCGTTGTTAACTGAGCAGCAGTTAAACCCTGACCAACTAAATCACCACGATCATTTGGGGTGTAATCAGCAACTGTCTCAACTCCAGGTTCTTTTAATAATTTAGAGTCAGTAGATACATTAATGTAAAATATAGCATAATTACCACCATAGTCACCACGATTGGAATACAAATCTGATGGGTATGAATAGTTGTTTATATCATATTTACCAGCCTCAAATGCCGACGATTCTCCTCTTGGAGTATAAAGATTTTTCTTTGGTGATGTAGAAGCTGGTGGTGCTTGCGTTGCTGGTGTGGTATCTGCCATTTAATTTCTCTAAATAGTGGGTTATTGGCTATTCTATTACTTATTTATGTTCCATAAAAGATTGTTCAAACCTTTATATCCAGAAAAATACACTGGAGATCCAACCAACATTATCATGCGATCTAGTTGGGAGACTCGTTTTGCGTCTTGGTGCGATAAGAATCCGAGCATTATAAAGTGGCAATCTGAAGAAACCGTAGTCCCGTATCGTTGTCCAACCGATAATAAGATACATCGGTATTTCGTAGACTTTCAGATCCAAGTTCAACAGAAAGATGGATCACTAAAAAGATATCTGGTTGAAGTAAAACCAGCTAAACAGTGTATTCCTCCAGAGTATCCTGGACGTCAAACTAAACGATATATCACAGAGTCTATGACTTATATTAAAAACCAAGCCAAATGGAAAGCAGCGACCGAATACTGCAAAGATCGTGGCTGGGAATTTAAAATCATAACAGAAAAAGAACTTGGGTTGACTTGACCTAAATAAAGAATATGGCTATCAAGAAACCAATTCAAGACGTTTTCGACCAAAACAAATTCGATCTTTTAACTGCGGTAAAGAGATCTAGAGGATGGTTTGAAAAACAAGTAGCGTCAATGGCGCAGCAAAACATCACTCCTAATAAAGTGCTGAAGGGTGAGCCAAGCCACCTTAGATCCGCTATCGTTCCTGGAAACTTATACATGTATGTATATGACCCAAAGACAAAAGACGACCTACCTTATTATGATAGATTCCCGTTGGTGTTTCCTTTCAGGAAAACTCAAGACGGATTCTATGGTTTAAATATGCACTATCTATCGTACGATCTGCGCATTAAATTACTAGACGAATTACTAGTATTTAAGAACAATAGTCGTTGGGATGAAACAACAAAGATTAAATACAGCTGGGCATTGATTGATGGAGTTTCTCGTTTTGCTGCAGCTAAACCATGCGTAAAACAATATTTATCTGGTCATGTAAGAAGCCAATTTAGACAAGTCTACTCAGAAGATTGGGCAACTGCTATGTTATTACCTGTTGAACGATTTGTGGGCGCATCTAAACAACAAGTCTGGGCAGATTCCAGAAAAATTATAAGAAGAGCATAAATGGCAAACTCTCCATTAAACGATTTCATATCAAAAGTAAAGCAAGATGGTCTTGCTAGAACTAATAGATATACAGTACTGTTCACTGGATTCACAACAAATAGATCTAGAGATGTTATGTTGATGTGTGACCAAGTTCAACTACCAGGAACAAACTTTAATACAGCAGATATGAGAACATACGGTGAAACTAGAAAAGCACCCTATGAAAGATTATATGAAGATGTGAATATGTCGTTTTATGTAGATACTGATATGCAAGTAAAATATTTCTTTGATGATTGGATGACATACATACAAGATCCTATGACAAGAAATTTTAATTATTATGATGAATATATTGCTGATATCGTAATTGAAGTTCAAGACTTAAAGAATCAGTCTCGTTACGGTATAAAATTGTATGAAGCATTTCCTAAAAGTATTGGTGCAATACAAATGGATTATGCTGGAAAAGACATTATGAAACTGTCTGTAAATTTTGCTTACAAATATTATATCGTTGGTCAATATGAAAATATTGAGAATACTGATCAATATGATGGTGGTTTCTCTCCATACAATTTCTTGGGTGATTCTCCAAGCACATATATTCCAATTTTTAATGAGACTCCATCAGCAGTTCAAACTAAGAAAGATCCATTAAATAGTTTCATAAATCGTTTGAAGAATTTTGCTATCGGAGCTGTTGGCTCCAAGATTGTAACAAAACTCCCTAGTATTTTAAAGAGGTAATATATGGCAGAAGAAATTAAAGAAGTTAAAAAAGACGAAGACTGGATGCAGAAGAAATGGCGTCCAGCCATGGGTTGGATGTACATGATGATTTGTACTTTGGATATGGCAATCTTCCCAGTCTTATGGTCAATTCTACAAGCATCAATGGGTCAACCAATATCACAATGGAATCCTCTAACACTACAAGGTGCTGGTTTATTCCATATCGCCATGGGTGCTGTTTTAGGTATCGCTGCGTTTGGACGCACACAAGAGAAACTAGCAGGTAGCGCAAACAATGCTCCTGTTGCTGGCGCACCAGTAATTCCAACTGCAGTAACTCCAGTTGTTACTCCAGCGCCAATTCCAAGACCAATGTTATCGGCACAAGCGCCAGTTACTCTTGATCCTAATGATCCTCCAACTCGTAACACTCGTAACGACTAATTATGTACCAATATAAATGTAAGATTAATAAAGTTCTTGATGGTGATACTGTCGACATTGATTTAGATTTAGGATTCAATATCGTATTGGCTAATCAGCGTGTTCGTATGGCTGGGGTTGACACACCTGAATCTAGAACTGCAAATAAAGAAGAAAAACCAAGAGGTCTTTTATCTAAAAAGAAACTAGCAGAGAAACTTCCTGTTGGTTCTTGGCAGATTATTGAGACTCAACGATCAGATAATAATGATGACAAATTTGGTAGAATTCTTGGTGTGTTTATTCTTGAAGATGGGACACAGGTAAACGACTGGTTGATAAAAAACAATTATGCAGTTCCGTATAAGGGCGATAACAAAGAGTTAACGCAAGCCGACCACCAAGTAAATAAGAAAATTCTAATGGAACGTGGCGAACTATAATGAAAATTGATGATACATTATCCGAGGTGTTTAATATGGCACCTCAACAAAAAGAACTTGAAGTGATTGATAATACTACTGGTGAGATTGTAAAAACACCAGAAGGTAAAATTGAAACTGACTACGAAACTACTAGAGGAAATCTACGTGAACTTCTAATAACTGGTCAGAATGCTTTATACCATGCGTTAGAAGTTGCAAAACAATCTGAACACCCACGTGCTTTTGAAGTTGTGGGCAACCTTATGAAACAACTTGCAGATGTTAACCAACAACTATTGGATATACATCTGCAGAAACAAAAACTAGATGCACCAAAGAAAGGTGCTGGTGACAAGGTGACGAATAATGCTATCTTTGTTGGTAGCACAGCTGAGTTGAATAAGTTAATCAAGAATATGAATAAAGGAGAATAATTATGGCATTGCCAGTGATGAGCACACCAACGTATAACTTGGTGATCCCTTCTACTAAAAAGAGTGTTAAGTATCGCCCATTTTTAGTTAAAGAAGAAAAGTCAATATTAATTGCGCAACAAAGTGAAGACATTGTTGTTATGGTTGATACTTTGAAAGATGTAATCAGATCTTGTATGTTAGATAAGGTAGATCCTGAAACTCTTTCTACGTTTGATCTTGAGTATATCTTTACTCAAATTCGAGCAAAGTCTGTTGGTGAAATTATCGAATTATACTTTCCATGTGATGTTGACCATGGTGAACAGAATGATAAAGCCAAAGTAAAGATCTCTATTGATCTTACTAAGATTGAAGTAGAAACGCCAGAAGGTCATACTAACAAGATTGACTTATTTGGTGAAGTTGGTATTATGATGAAATACCCAACGATTGAGATTATGACCAAGTTGGAAAAGACCAACTCGGATGATCTTGATAACATCTTTGATATTGTCGCTGATTGTATTGAACTAATCTACGAAGGCGATAAAATTCATTATGCAAAAGAACAAAAGAAAAAAGAACTTCTAGACTTCCTTTATAATCTAAACTCTGAGCAGTTTGTAAAGGTCCAGAACTTCTTTGCTACATTACCAAGGATTAAAAAGGATGTGGAGTATGATTGCCCAATTTGCAATCTACATCATAAGAAAACTTTAGAAGGAATGCAAAGTTTTTTTTAATGAATCTCTGTCATGAAAACTTGGCGAACTACTATAAACTAAACTTCGCTTTGATGCAGTACCACAAATACTCCTTGGCAGAGATTGAAACTATGATACCATTTGAAAGAGAAGTTTATACTACATTATTGATTCAGTACTTAGAAGAAGAAAAACAAAGAATAGCAGCTAACCAGCAGAGATAATAAAAATGGCAAAAAGAAAAAGTCCACCAAGAGAAAAACCTGTAGAGCAACAGGCGGTAAATATTCAACAAACTATTACTCAATCAGTAGTAGCTTGGGACGATGTTGCTTTTGCTAAGTTACTTGAAACGCAAGCAATGGCTCTCGGTGAACTTACTTCTATTAAAACACTACTAGATTTATCTAAAGAAGTTAAGCGAGCAGAAACTCCTGTAGCGCCAGCATCGGCGCCAGTTGACTACGGTAAGATTCAACAAGAAATGTTGAGGGTGGCTAAAGACCAACTAAAAGCCAGTCGTCGCACTTACAAACTACAAGAAGATTTCCAAAAAGAATGGGATAAAGAAGCCAAGAATATTGCTGAGATGGCGAAAGGTATGAAGACCTTTAAGACTCTCGGCGAAAAGATGGCTGATAAAAAAGAAGGTCTTAAAGAAAAGTTTGGTTCAGCAGGTGGTCTTAAAAAGACTATGATGGGCGCACTTAATGTTGGTGGTATCTTTAATAAAACATTAGAACGTGATAAATTTGTTGAACAACAAAAAGCACTGGGTAGTACTGCTTCTACAAAAGATCTTAAGAAAGATTTTGAAGGTGCGCAAAAAGCAGCAAAAGCCACAAAGAAAACCGAAGCTGCTATTGCTAAGCACAAAGCAACTGCTGGTGTAGATGATGAAGAACACCTAAAGAAAGCAAGCCCAGAGTTTGCTAAACTAATACAAGATCGACAATCAAATGCTGATGAGTTTGGTAAATATCAAAGAGCAACTGATATACATAGTCCAACTCCAGTAAATCGTAATCTGGTTCCTACTGCTGGCGCAGCAAAGATGACTCCTGCTCAAGCAGCAAAAGTGGCAGAGAAAAAGGCTACTTCTGGAATGAGTAACTTAGTACCAACTCCTGCTGCTCCTGAACTTGGTAAAACTCCAACATCTACTGCTGCTGAATCAACTCAAGGTGCTGAAGAAGCATCAGAATCTAAGAAAATGACTGAAGAAGAATTGAATCTTCTTAAGACTATTGCTGAGAACACTGGTGGCGCTAATAAAAAGGCTGGCGAGAAAAAAGCAGAACCAGCTAAAGCAGAAGGTGGTGGTTTCTTAGATAGTATTTTTAGTATGCTTGGAACTGGTTTAATGACCGCATTTAAAGCACTATTTAATCCAATGAATATTCTAAAAGCACTGGGTAAAGTATTTGCAATCGGTATGATTATCGGTGCGTTATTCGAAGGTGTTATGGATGGCTTTGATGAGTTTACTAAAAGTGGTGATATCGGTAAAGCACTTATCGCTGGTCTTGCTGGTATTATAGACTTCTTAACATTCGGCTTATTCGATAAAGAAAAGATTAAAGAAGTTATTGGTGACTTTAGTAAGTGGACTTATGATCACCTAGTAAAACCATTCGTTGAGTTTATTACTACTGTTAAAGATTCATTTATGAAACTGATTGAAAACATTGGTGTTCCTGAGATTAAATTCAAGATTCCAATTGTTGGTAAAGAAGTTTCAATTGGTCCATTCTACCCATTTAAATCTGATGCCAAGCCAACACCTGCTGCTCCAACTGCTGCAGCACCAACAACTGCTAATCAAGTTGAATCACAATCTGCTGAGAATGCTGGCGCTAAAGAAACACCTGCCCCATCTAACAAGACTAATGTGGTTAATGCTCCTTCTACTACAAATAATAATACTACTCAAGTTCAATTGAGACCTCCGATTAGAAACGAGGAATCATCTAATAGTAGGTACGCAGCAAGTCGATACGCATAATGAAAAAAGGGATCCTTTCGGATCCCTT